TGACCAGTTCAACGCTCGGCTTGCAAGAACAGGTCAAAAAGAGGAGACAAGGGTTGTAAGGATTGTCTGCCCTGGGACTGTAGATGATGCAGTCCTCGAGTCTCTCAGGGCACGTGGCGAGGGCCAAGACGGTTTCCTAGCCGCTGTTAAGAATCTGCAAGATCTCGCAAGAGTTTAGATTTCAACAGCGTCCGCAAAGAATGGATCATTTGCCAAGATGTATGCATAAGCCTGAGAGTTAAATGAATTACCTTCTTGCTTAAGAACCTCGTCGGAGAAGTAGGTGTTGAAGTCTTCAACGCTAACATAGTAATCACGGGTCGCCTGGTGTACGTATCCTGAGCCACCGTCCCTGGTTGCTTTACTGATCCATGCTAGAATCCACAAGCGGCAGACCTGAGCGTGATAATCAAACTCAGTGGACTGTTTGACTGCCCAGTATTCAATGGGGATACCATTTTCTAATGTGTGTGTTTTTAGTAGTGCCATAATATTAATATCTAAGACCAATTTTGTGCTATGATGTTTATGGTTATATATTGTAAAGTAGAACTGGTATAACCCTGAGTTATCCGCACTGCAAAACGGATTATTTGTGAGGCCGTCACCGGGACTTGAAACGTCCCATTAAGCATATATATAATTGAGTATTCAGGATCTTCTTCCCCTGGAAGCCACACTGGAGCTTCAAAGATTTTGGGTATTGCGGTTAAAAACGACCAACTCGCGCCCCCATCGGTACTATATACAAGGTCAACTCCCATACCCGAAACATTACTACCCCCAAAATCAGTACTAGGAACTGTCCCATAAGCTGCTATATCAACAGTGCAATTGCCTGCGGAGTTTGTTAAAATTCGGTTCTCCGTTGTTGAACCTACCGAATTTCTACCATAAAGTTCGACACCAGCTGTGTATCGTGTCCCCAACACATTAGTAAAGCTTTGTGGTGGCTGTGTAAAAAACACAGTTGGTTTAGCGGGCTTTGTCAATGCATCTGATTTATATAGATAAACATCATCATCAACTATTATCTTTGAACTCTCAATCTTGCCGCGCACTGTGACATCACTAAACTCTGCTGTACCACTGCCGTCGATTTGGAAACCCGTCGATCCAGAAACAAAGTTATCAGATTTAATCACACCACCAGTGCCACTCAGGGTAAACACAGCAGTGTCAATTGTGCCCGATGTGATCTCACCCGCAGATATACTTCCAACAGATAGGTCATCAATCACAGCCTGGGACAAGTTGGCCAGGCTAGCAACAATCTCGTTGGTACCTATCGCATCGGCGGTGATTGCACCCGCTGAAATTTGGGAAGCTTCAATAGCTCCGTCTACTATCAAGCGCGTGTCTATAGCTTTTTTAAAATATGTGTCCCCAAAGTATGCACGGAGTGGGCCATTATTAAGTTTGACCATCCTGATTTTTGCAAATCTGTAACCGGTGGGGACTGGTGGAGCTTTACCTTCGACAGTTGTAAGAACATTATATGGGATATACCCATTTGAGAAGTAACCGTACGATAAGGTGCCAGTGAAATCTTCATTCTGGGAGTACTTAATGTCCATATATACAGTCCCCGCAGTGCCGGAATTTATATATGCTTTGTATCTTGCACTTATTACATCACCTGGCTCAACCTCGAAAGTTTTGCCGTCTACAACTATAACATTTGCATTGTCACCCAACTTGGCAATCTTAGTAGAATTCCAAGTAACCGGATTGGAAGGGTTTTCAAAAGTTAAATTTGTACCCTGTTTAAGAGTCCAGTAGGAATAATCGGTCAGGTTAGAGGTTCCTACAATGTTACCAGTAGTCCCACCAAGTGTAAGTTTTGATGCGGTTATACTATTAGCTGCAATCTTATCGGCAGTTACAGAATTAGCTAAGATCTTACCGGCACTAACTGCATTATCTTCGATCTTAATCGAAGTGATTGCGTCATCGTCGATCTGCTCTGTATTTACTGAGTAGTCCCAGGTGCCACCGTTGTTACGGTACAGTCTGTAGTCATCTGTGGTCAAAGTTACCTGTGAGCCATCAGGGTAATCACTATCTGGCAGTATTGGGAGTGCTGATACAATCTGAATTGGGCGGATACCAAGACCGAAGTCATCCGCCTCCAAGACTTTTTGAACGTCTACCCAAGCGGAGCCGCTCCAACGGTACATTCTATTACCATCGTCAGTATCAAACCAAATTGCACCTTCCGCTGAAACCCCACCAGGGTCTGGTGGTGCGGTTGGTCCGTAGTAATTTTGACCTATAACGACATTAGTCGTACCCTCAACAGGGTTTGACCAAGCGGAATAAAGCAGTGTCCCAGTTGTTAGTGTTTTGACGGCTCTAACTCGGAAATATATTAGTTCATTACCACCCAGCCCAACTAGTAAGTAATTGTTTATCTCACTTATGGCATCTGCTGATGGTGCATCATTTGCAAATGGTTTAGCTGAAATTTCATAGAAGTCTGCACCAGCTTGGGTATCCCAGTATACTTGCAACGAGCCATAGCCAGAAACAACATTTACATTGGACGGGAGGACTGGAACTGCGGCCTCCGTAGCACTTTGTGACAAAGTAACACCCGACCACGGTCCTTGACCTAAATCAGTTACGGCAGCTACACGGATATACATTGGGGTGTAAGGTACATCCAATGTGAGAGTATTGTCAGTAACCTCTACCGAATCAATATATGTTGTTACATTATCAGACCACTGGACAATGAACAATCTCGCGGATCGAATTGCGTTCCAGAGTATCGTGACACGACTTGCATCATTGCTTAAACTGTAGCCAAGGCCATTGACCTTGGGAAGGCTCCATGAGTCGATTACACTCGGGCCAGGTAGCGGAGGTGCAGGGGATTGTGTGTCGTAGTAAAAAACTCTAGAGTCATAGTTGACCCCAGTTATCGAGATTTCTTCTTCACCATTGGTTGAAACATCAACAACGGTTAAAAGTTTGCCTTCAAGGTTTTGCACACCAAATGCAAAGATTGGTAGCTCATGTGTACTAGAAAAATCAAAGACGCTTAAGTCTATAGGACTTTGGAGCTCAACTTTATAAGGGTCACCGACTACTTCTGTTACTATGTGCGGCCCGGAGGCAGCACCTGTTTTATCTTTCAATACCACTTGGTGCACCTCACCAGTTGTGAAGGTAACCTCACTATCAAGTTGTAGTACTAAACCCTGGAAAGCTAACAACCTGCCGCCTTGACCCCACTTTGGTAAATCATGCTGAACAAGTATCAAGTCACCCCAAGTTGGTATGTGACCCTCAAGTCCGGTCGAGAAGGTTACATTCTCTCTATTGTACCTTCGCTTACTTTCCTCGTACATACCTTCGCGATAAGCAATGTCCCTGTTGGTGATACCAGGGAACTTCATTGGCTCTAGGTAATCCGCACCAGAATCTGGCAACGCACACACCAGGACTTCTGATTTCCAAGTTATGGGATCAACGTACTCCGCCTCGATACCATCGTACTCGTTCTGATTGTAGATTTTTATGTCCCATTCAAGTGAGCCGCTTACAATATTGTTTGGGCCAAAAACAGCCGTTGGTATTGTTTTTGATCTCTCTAAAGCGATTGTTATAATCGAGCCCCTTAAGAGTGGCCTCCCACGAACAGCTCTACAAACCGTTGCGGCATCCTCCCAGACGGTCCCTCTAGTATCAAAGGTCCAGTCGAAAGTTCTGCCTTCTGCGTTAAGCTGTTGATCCTTTAAAAGGAAATCATCAAGATCGAAGAACTTATCTTCAGTGACGTTGCCTCCATAGATTGACCTAAAGATGTTGGCCATGGCCCAAACGGCTGACCGAGTTGCGACAGGGTTGGACCATTGTACACCGTTCCAGATTGGCAGTTTACGAGTTGCAAACAAATTGATCTGGCTTCTTGAGCTATCATTAAAGTTATTACTAGCCCGTGCTCTTATAGCCAACAATGTTACGTCACCATAGTTGCCAACATTTGGCAAAAAAGCTCTGAGACTCTCCCACTTGACAGTATTGTTTGCGCGGAAGTTTGTGTCCTTGTTATTAGTTCTTCTGGCCCGAACCTCATATCTGCCGGAAGGTACTACCTTCGTCAGGGTGTATCTTTGTGGAGTCACAGTTCTCAATGTCTTTGAGAACTCACTTAATACTAGCCAATTCCCAACCGGGTCACCATTTTGATCAATTTGCCGATATTGAAACGATGCAGTTACAGTACGGCTATCTAGCCCGCCCTCATCGTTTGAATAGTTTAGGCCCTGTGGGATAATGACATCAACTTCAATGATGTCAGATGAACTTTGTGGCCCACCAGCGGCGAAGGGTCCAACCCAACTGTCATATTCAGGCTCATTGGGACCAAACATTTCAATCCCAGCAACCTCGTTAGAAGTTTCAACATTGTCCCTAAACAAATCAACTGTTTCACCTGGCTCGTAGACTACATACTCAGTATCGTCAAAGTTATTGATATTGGTATCCTCAACAAATACATTCTCAATTTCGAACTCGCCTTGACCAAGACAAAACAAAGAATACAGATACTGTTCATTGTCTATGTACTTGTTATAAGATATGGCGGCGTATGAAGGGAAAATTCTGACACGACCATAGTGGTCTTCAATTGGATCACCCAGCTTTACTTTATTAGTTTGGCCCCGTAGGGTGAACACAGGGTCAGGTTCAGGTATCGACCCCATTTTGGGGGGTGTCACAACCATTAACAAACTGACCGCAATAGAAACAACGACGGCTATGATTATGTAGACAACGGGATTTCCAGTCACTGCAACAAAGCTTACAACCTCGGAGTCCTCTGGTATATAAGACACCCACTCTTTTCTCAATAATGGTTTGTCACCGATTATGCAAATTGTTGGAACTACAAAGTCAGCATTACCATCCCCGTACAACTTCGCAGCTGCATCCAAAACGGTCTCGTTTTTCTCGAAATCAAAGATTGTTTCGATTTTTTTCGAGAAGGGATTAGTTATGTGTATCGCTTTGGCCATATCTGTAATAGAATATTTTGTTGTACCTTTCAATTTTAAGTTGGGACCTGGTTTCAAATACTACCCCCGAAGCTTCAGCGCAATGTACAATACCACTACCGGAGCCATCTGTAAATACCCCAACATGATGGCAGTTATTAGATCTGCCAAGTAATGCTATGTCAAACTCTTGTGGTTGAGTAACTTCATAAAACCCCATGTTGGTTACAGACTCTAATTTTCTGTATTTTAATATCTCTTTATAGATGTCCACAGGGTTCCTCCGATCAACACCAGCCATTCTGGGTAGTTCTACACCCTTGAATTTTGAGTAAACATCTATAACTAGGCCCCAGCAATCAAACTCATCAGGTCCTACTCCCCCGGCTACCCAAGGTAAACCTATATAATCAATTGCCCAGTGCTTGTCCATTCCTCTATGAGCCCCCCAAGCTTGGAAACCTCGCTCTGGTGTACATCTGTAGTGGGTGCTTCTTATTTAAAAGGTCGGCGAATGTCGCTCTTGCAGTCACTTTAAATACGTCTGCTTTGACATCCGTTACATTCAGAACCAAAGGGGGGTCCAACTGTGGTGCGGTTAAATCTGTGGACAAGTACGGTCGGTAGGTGAGCTTGACGGGATCCTTTGAGTCTTTTACCGCATTCATGAACTCACTGACACGCCTATCAACATTGTCTATCACAATGTCTAGCTCCTGAAGACCATTCTCCCCCGCCGCTGGCAGTTTAAATTCAAAACCAGTTGCGCCGAAGAGCTGATTGGTTACTCCATCCTCAAGTGTTAAAGTGTAGTCAACCAGAGTTTTTGATAACCACATAGTCCCCCCAGGTAAAGAGGGGTGACTTATCTCAAGTGTATCAATTATGACTATGTCTGTTGGGGCGGAGGCATAAGCCTCTTTAATTGCTTCGCTGTAGGCATCGTTTGGCATACAGGATGTTTAAACTATAAAAGGTTAAATTGGAAGGATTATATTTACAGAATTTTGAATGTCACCTGCATCAAGTTTGTAATCTATCAAATTCTCAGGCAGTGGCAATTCACTGTCGTGGCCTTTTGTATATTCAATCCCGTCCCGAAACAAACAAACAACCTTCCCCCCACTACACTTAACCCAGTCGGCCTCATTTGGAAACCTACAATCATCTATGACTATAATTAAATCATCTGGTCTCTTGGAGTTGTAAACCAGCTCGTCAATTTGTCTGCCCATAGCCCAAAGCCAAATTGACTCATTGACCATTCCTCGGCCCCACTCAGTGCCCAGAGTGCAAAGCATGTCCCTAGCTGACTTTCCAAGACCGGGGACCGGCTCCTCTTTATCTAAATTCAAATATCGATCCTCAACACCTATTGCGTTAAGCATTGCACGTAAAGGGGTCGCAAAGGATAAAATTTTAACATCTCTACTTCGAAATTGTAGTGCCTTGGCGATTGTTGTTTTACCAACTGTTTTAGCTCCATTGAGCGCAATTAATTTCATATAGATTTAAAATATCGTGTCGTTAGTCCTTCGGTCTTGTGATACTCAAACGCACTTGCCCCTTTTTGGCTTCCAACAAAGCCAGCTCCAGAGTGCCATGCATCCGTGGCACATAATGCCTCTAGGTACTCAACCACCAGGCCCGACTGTTCGTCAACAATAACTGGTGCAATTGTCTTCTTATGGTGTATGTGGCCCATCTTAAGGTGTCGGTACTTGGTTTGGCCCCACTCCTTAGCAAACTCAGCGGCAATAATCATGGGCCACTTTTGTGCCGCAATCCTGTCGCCGTGCGCCCACAGTAATAAATTGTCGCCGAACACCATGTGCTTCCTAGGGGAGGGATCAGATTTGACCTTAATGTTTGGGCATTGGCTGTAATAGGCATCTAGAACCCGTGAAAGCCACACTTCGGAGTGCCAAGAGTGATTACCCTCTAGCACTACAATCTCTACCTCAGCGGCAATAGAGGCAGCAACCTGTACAACATCTCTGCAAGCACGGATCAAATACTCTACCACCCTATGGTACCGGGTATCAACGTCGAGCACGTGCCCACTGGCCTCTGTCTGATTGCTTCGATTGTCGCTGTGCATCATGTCACCTCCGAATACCAGGACGCATTTTCCTGGCCGTCTTGCTCTTGCGGCTAAACCTTCGGCGGCCTGTACCATTCGGGCCGCTGCAATATCACAGTTGTAGTCAGCGTCTTTGGTTTCTTTTTCGTCGGCGTACATACCAACGTGTGCATCGAAAATATCTAGTTCAAAAAGTAAATCCTCGGTGTCTGTCTTTTTAGCCTTTCTTACAGGTGCTTTACCCAAGCCTTTGACTTGATCGCACAGCCCATCCACAAAATCCTGCATGGCCTGTGTTTTCGGGTGGAGTCTCCTCCACTCCTGGATAACATTGCCAGCACCATCATATTGAACCGTTGTCTTGCCGACATTCAAATGTGCTGGCGTTGGTGCCCCCGACTTCCAAGGAACTTGCCCTAGTCTTTCCAGTCTCTTTATTATGCTGCGTATTGTTGATTCAGCTTTGCCAAGCTTTCTGGCTGCACCCCGATAAGAACCAACTTCAATGTAAGCATCAATTGCTTCACTTTGCGCTTTGGTAAAAGCCATAACTTATTTGACCTGCGAACTACCAAAATAGAAACCAACAATTGCCAGTGCAGTTTGGCGGATCTCTGGTAGGATAACAAAACCCTGTACAGTGGACCACTCTAGACGCTTAAATAGCCCTAGGAATCCCTTGGATTCCGATTGAAGGGTGATACCCACTTCAGTGAATGCGAAGATAAAGGGGGCCAGTACAATCGCGAAGATGACAGCCGCTGTGATAAGCCGCCGCATATACACACCGCCCCGGCCTGCTGCCCGGTCTGCCGAATCATCCGCTGCCACCTGCTTCTGAATCATACGCTCAAAGAGCCTAGCCTGATTCTCGGACTGATGTGCGATCATCTTCATTACGAAGCCGCTTACGCCCCCGCCCAGCATTGCTAATAGTTCCGGTGTCATATTAATCCTTTTTCTGGAGTTCTTTAATTACCTTGACTGCGGATGCAGACATATAGACTAGAGTAGCAAAACCCACGACTAGTCCTAGAAGTTCGTTAATATGCCCCAGTTCGATGGTAGCGATAAAGCCCCCTGTGCCAATGGTTGATTTGTAGAGAATGTCGTGCATTATACTAAGTTCACAGTTACATTTGTGTTGCCGCCAATTGACTGACCAGTTCCTGCTGTCCAGCTAGCAGTTCCAGTTGGGACATTTAAAATAAGTGGTGATGATGTGTCAAAGAAAATATACGTAGCTGCATCTATGACATATTTAGGCAGAGACAGATCAACAGTCGCTAAAAGAGTGCAGTTGGAGAATACTTGAGACCCGATGCTGGTGACGCTGTTGGGGATGATGATGCTCGTCAGGCCACCGCAGTCACTGAATGCGCGCACCCCGATACTGGTGATGCTGTCGGGGATGGTGATGCTCGTCAGGCTGTCGCAGTTATAGAATGCGTCATTCCCAATGCTGGTGACGCTGTCGGGGATGGTGACGCTCGTGACTTTAGAGCACCCGTAGAAGGCATAGTTGGCTATTTGCAGCGTATTCTCAGGGATATTAATACTAGTGACGTAATTGTAAAAATAATAGCCAGCCGATTGTAAGTTTGCACTAGCACTATTCAGGCTGACGTCAGTCAGGCTGCCGCATTGATAGAATACATTAGTCCCGATGTTGGTGACGCTGTTGCCGATGATGACGCTCGTCAGGCCGCTGCAGTAAGCGAATGCGCTACCCCCGATGTTGGTGACGCTGTCGGGGATGGTGACGCTCGTCAGGCCAGAGTAACTGAATGCGTTACCCCCGATGCTGGTGACGCTGTCGGGGATGGTGACGCTCGTCAGGCTGCTGCAGTTATAGAATACATTAGTCCCGATGCTGGTGACGCTGTCAGGAATGGTGATGTTCGTCAGGCTGCCGCAGTTAAAGAATACGCCAGACCCCATGCTGGTGACGCTGTCGGGAATGGTGATGCTCGTCAGGCTGCTGCAGACAGCAAATACTAAATTCCCGATGCTGGTGACGCTGTCGGGAATGGTGATGCTCGTCAGGCTGCTGCAGCCAGAGAATGCTTGATCCCCGATGCTGGTGACGCTGTTGCCGATGATGACGCCCGCTAGGTTAGTGCAGCCATAGAACATAGAATCTGTAGTTTGAAGACCTACATTTCCTAAGCTCTCTAATGAAACTACGTTTAATTGACTTGAAAGCCTAAACCTAGGAACTGCACTTCCGCTTACCCCCACTTGATATACACCAGTAGAAGTGAAAGTGTGCGAAATACTTGTATTACCAGTTCCAGATAGGATTGTGTCAGCACTTCCATCACCCCAATCAATTACACCAGAATAACTAGCATTCGAATCTAAATTAGAAACTGTAAGCGATGTGCTAATCGAAGCATCAACAGTGAACAGCAAGTCCTGCGCTGCAAGAATAGAGTCCGTTCCTAGATATGATGCATCAATCTCATTTGATCCGAGATAGATTTTACTTACATTTGAACTTCCTAGTGCAATTGGCATTACGATTTAATGATGTAAAGGGTTGTATCCTTGATGGTATCTGGGAACTCTGCTAGTGCAGTATTATACTGATCTTGAGTTAAGCTTACCATATTTAATACAGAAGTGCTTCCCGCCGCCTCTCCAGCTGTGTCACTGCTTACCTTTTCATTAGCTTGCCACGTTCCCGCACCAGTTGCGTTTGATGTTAGGATGTAAGAATCCGTTGCACCTGTTGGCATTTTGAATCCTGCACCTACGTTGAGGCTTGGGACGAAAACTGTATCTGTTGCATCGGTTGTAATGCCCGTGCCTCCTAAAATCACAGAGCGGTGATGACCTGTCTCAATTGTATTTGCATCTCCACCCACTGTAGCGGCATATTGTGCGTGTTGGATTTCTATATTTTCACCACCTAAGATAATAGAATGTTTTGCGTATGACTCATCTTGGTAAAGGTCTTCTGGGTTTGGAGCAACTCCATTCAGTGTTCCTATAGTGCTATTTGCTGCTCCTACAGCAGAAGTATATTTAGAAAATAAATCAAGGTTTGTTGATCCTATTCCCTCCGATTCATTACCAATCACTTTTTGTGTGTTGCCACCTACTGCAGTGCTGTCTCCCCCACTTACTGTGTTGTCTCTACCTCCAAAAGTGGTCGCCCTGCTTCCGCTCGCATTGTTTTTTCTTCCGCCGATTGACGCGGATTGTAGTCCAGTGGCCACGTTATCATTTGAGGCAGCGGTTGGGTGTAATGTTGCAATGTTGCCAACACTAATATTGTTGCGCGTGGTTGCTCCGTTGTCTGTGACTGAATCCAGAGTTGGGTCGGTTGGTTGCAATGCGGTATTAATAGCATCTGCCTGTGCTGTTGTAATACCAACCTTAGCTGTGTTTATTGCAATTAAGGGTAGCAACTCTTGCTGAAGCTCATGCACCGCTGATTCATTATTAATCTGAACCTCAATCACTCCGTTTGTGTTGCCCCCAGTGGTATTTGCTAAAACGTGACCAAGCTCAACACTTATGTCTGGCTGAATGTTTGTAATACCCCCAGCAACAGTGCTGCTCAAGTAAACTACTTGACCTAAACCGTAAGTGCCGTCGTCCAGAACTAGATCTCTAACTTTTCCGTTTAGTGTGACAAAACCACTAGAATTATTAAGAATGGATTCAGTTGTGACGCCAATTGCTTTTCGTGCATTTGCTACAGTATCAGCTTGGGCTAAAACAATAGCTGGCTTGTTTCCCTGAGAACCGCTTATTGATACAACACTTCCATTGGGTATTGTTGCCCCAGATTTATTTACAGCATACAGCACCAACTCTTGCCCAACTTGAATAGTTGTGTCCACTCCAGTAACAAGGTTCAGTGTCCTTTCTTGACCGTTCCAACTAAGCTCTCCACCATTAATCGCACCCGCATTAAAATTCGCAGTCGTGATATCGGCAGTTGTGATGTTGGCAGTTGTGATGTTACCAGTTGTGATGTTGGCAGTTGTGATATCCGCAGTCGGAATTGTGGCTGTCCCGGTAAATGTAGGATTGGCAATTGGGGCCTTGTCTGCGACACTTGCAAGTGTTGATTGTGTTGCGGTATCAAGTCCGACAGTGATATCACCGGAAAGTGTAACCGGTCCCCCGCTTGATGTAATACCGTTCCCATCAGTGATGCCAATGGAAGTGACAGTTCCCTGTGAATTTGTATCGGTATTTTTCCAAGCCGTTGTGTCAGAATCCCAAGTCCACACGGTGTCGGTTTCTCCAACAACGGCGTACCATCCATCTTGACCTGTTGGGTACTCGGCCACCAATGCGGCCTCTGTTAGGAAAAAACCCTTATCGCTTGGCCCTACTGAAGAGTCAACATAAGCTGTTGTTGCAATTTTTGTTGAGTTATCAAGGGGACTCTGTGTTGGGGCGGTTGGGGTTCCAGTCAATGCTGGGGATTCAAGTGTTGCTTTTAACGCCAGGAAGTCATCCACCTCCTGCTTGGTGTAAGCAGTAGAGAGGTCACTTGTAAGTTTAGCAAGTGATGGGTATGGGCCCCCGGCACCGTTGACTACAGTGTTAATATCGCCATTTACAAACGTATAGAGAAGAACCTCGTCCTCAGATATTTTGTCAATTATTGCTTGTAGTTCAGTTGCTAAAGACATGATTTGTTTATTTGATATTTAAAATTAGTTCTTGTCAATTGATATTGGTCCCTACAAGGAGCTTAAAACCTCAAGCTGTGCGGTTATGACCCAATTGAAATTACCTTTGGCTTTCACTTTGTATTCGCCATCCACGATACGCGCCGTGACTACTTCCACACCGGACCCCGTTGGTAACTCGATATCAAAGAAGTCATTGCCGTTGTTTATCGCCAACCTGTGGAAAGCGTCAAATGTTGAGTACTCTTCATCAGTAAACACCCAGCTCACACTGTAAAAGGTGTTCTTACTTTCAAATCTAGACCTTTGCCTGGACCTACCAGTGTCAAAAACTTGACGGATTGTTGCATCCTTCAAACCCAGACTGAGTTTATTTGAGACCCTTGGGAGGCTGACTGGGAATTGTACTGGCATTATTTTTTAATTTTATGGGTAAGAAGTATACCCGTAGCTGTTTTCAATTTCAAGTGAAGCACTTACCGACCAGTTTAAAACCCCTTTGTTTGAACTCTTATACTCACCACTAACAAATCTAGCAAGTGCCGTTTGGAAGCCCTGGGTAACCGGTAAATCAATTTCAAACCATTGATTACCATTGTTTAAATTGACCCGGTGGAAAGTTTCGAAGGTATTTAACTCAGCATCTGTAAGCAGCCAGGACACATTGTACACAGAAACTTGATTCTTAAATCGATTCCTCTGCCTAGGCAGACCATTTTTAATTTTTGTTCTAGCAACGTTGGTGGTTACAGAAGCCGAAATCTTTGCTGAAATCGGCGGGATAGATGTTGGCCACTGTGGTGCCATTACGAGTTACCTCTCTTTAACCCGTAAGCACCTTCAAAAGATTTGCTAAACATATTTCCACCTTGTTGAACTTTACTAGCCATGTTCTTTTCGACTTTGGATACAATAATCTCAATCATTCTTTGGCCGTTCTTACCTTCATCCTCCTGGACCTCAATTTCAGATCCTGAATTGTTTATCACATTTACACTTACACCACCCCCGGAAGAGCGGCCACCACCCTTGGCCACATCCAAAAGCTCCTTCTGTTGGGCAAAGTTCAGGATCATCTCACCTGAGTTAACGCTGGCGGTAACATTGTCACTGTTGAAGCTGCCACCAGGGACGATGCCACCCTGAGCAAAACTACCAGCGGTGGTTCCAACCATGACACCCACAGAAGCGTAACCCAATGCCCTGATCAAAGTAGCAGCCTGAATTTTACCAATCATGGTTGGGTTAAGTGGGTCAGCGGACGCTTGATTAGCTGCCAATTCGGTAGCGAGAATGGCTTGCCCGATGGAAAGAGCTTTGGTAGTCAAAAACAAAGCTTTATGAGCCGAAGAACCTTCTTCGGTCAATGCTAGTAATTCACCGCTTAAATCCCCAGCCATACCAACTATCTGGCTGTAGGCTTGCATTTGGGTTCTTTGGGATGACAGAGCTTCTCTTTTTTTCAGATTCTCAAGATCCTTAGTTAATTTTGAGTCTAGTTTGGTTTTAAAATCCGCATACTCCTCATCTAGATCTTTTTTCCCTTCATAAGCTTCCTCGAGTTTTGCAAGGTCTCGGGCATACTTGTCATCAAGTTGGAGTTCTTCCTCAATAAAAGCGGCATCACGGGCCTCCCACTCAGCGTTTAAATACTTTTTAAGACGCTCTAGTGCCAAGTCTTGTTTCTCTTCTTGCCCTGTGCCACTACCAATGTCTATGGGGGCAGGACGTGGTTTGTCTGCAAATGCGTCTGGAAGTTCAGACTCAAACTTTCTAAGAACTTCAAGGTATGATTTGAGTTCCCGCATCTCATCCTTTTGCGTTTTGTTATGGTTTTCCTTTGAACCATTAAGTCTTTCATATGCTACCTCAGTATCATAAATTGCTATTTGGATTTTGCTCATGAAGCCTCCCAACTGATCAAAATCCGCAGATGCCACAAGATTTTTGTATTCTTCGTTTAATTTGAACAACTTTGAACTTCTCATTACCTCACCGGCATTATTAAATTTTTCCATGTCGGCGATTACCACACCAATATCTTCCGCTAGTCTAACGAACACGCTGTCTCTGCGATCTTCTTTTATCCATTTGAGAGCATTCGCAGTTTCCCCCGCTGCCATAGCAACCACATCTAGAATCCCCTTTAATGATATAAACTGACCAATTGTATCAGCGGAAAGTTCAAAAATTTCTTTGCCTAGAAGGTCAAATGAATTTGATGCCCTTGTTGCCGAGGCCGCAAGTGTATCTGTTTTGCGCTCTAAATTAGTACCAAATTCTTGTTTCATTAACGCCCCGAACGCGGGAAGAAAGTCTTTGGCCATTAATTGACCGGTCTCCAACATTTTCTGTAGCTCTACATTTGTAACACCCGCAGCTTTTTCTGCTAAAGCTAAAGCACCTGGTATACGCTCGGCAATTTGGTTTCTAAGCTCCTCCGCCTGTACTTTCCCTTTCGAAGCAACTTGTGTAAAAGCAACAAGTACACCGTTAACCTCATCTGCGGTTAAGCCAAAAGTTGCAGCCGCATTTGAGACACCCTCAAAAATATTTCTTGTGGTTTCCGCTTCAAGCCCAAGCCTCCTCATCGACTCTTTCATACGGACGTACGGTTTAATTGAGCTGCTTAGTTTTACGGCATTTTTGTCCGCAACATCAGCCAGATAATCCATTTCCAACGATGCAAGTTTGGCAGTACCGGTTACCGCATATAGCTGCTTCTCAAAAGTCTCGAAGGCCATCCCGGTTTTTACAATAAACTTCGTGAGCTTGGCAACGCCATATGCTACCGCAAGAGGCCCCGCGAATCTCTTAAAGGCCCTTGTAAGCTTATTCGTAGCTGTCGTTGTTTTACCGGCACTTCTACCCAATCGGTCAACACGGTTGCTCGCCGTACCAACCTGGTTACTATTTACCTTTATTAGTAGTTGTGTTACATCTGTTGCCATGGTTGCGATTAATATAAAGCCTATTTAGGGTTAAAAGCAACTCTGTTTCGAACGCATTGGTTTTAAAACCACGCATAGCCACCCAGGCATGTAAGGTCTGCCAGTTTATCTCCCCAAACTGGATCAGCTCAATGAACCAATCCCAAATGTAGAGAAGCTCTTTGGGCGGCTTGGGAGCTTTCTCAAGCTCATCCGGTTTTTTACCAGACTGCTGCCAAACTTTATTTAAGTGCGTTCTTTTTGAACAACTGGAACCCTCGAGGGGCGAAGAAAGATCAAATTCTGACTCAGCAAAATTCTCTAACTCTCTTGCCCTAGAGCTAAAAAAAGTTTTCTGTCCCCGGAAATATTATTGATCTGATCCCCAATCTGGGGTGCATTCTTCACAAAGTGGATTTTATTCTCCATTGTGCATTCCATTTCGAAAGTCCAATCTTTAATTAGGTGCCCTAAAACGGTATACTCGGACTCGCGTTGCTTGTCATTAATGTATTCAAGTCGGTCTTCCCCTTCTAGATTGTTTGCCGCGATCTCAATCCCAGATAGTTTTCGTTTTTCAATTTGCAAAGCACGGTAAAACTCATCGGAGTCAACCCCATAGATGGTAATTGTGTGCTCCGATTTACCACCGGTTGGCAAGTGTAGGGGAATTACTATCCCCTCGTTGGCTGCTTCTTTAGTAAAAAATTCTTCCATACTGGTAATAAATGAAAACCGTTTATGTATGTCAACAAAAACCCCCCACTTTTTACAGTGAGGGGTTAAGTAGACCTGGCTGGCAGGGTATTGGGTTTTTTCTATGAACGGGTAATTACAATCTGACTCTCGTCAATGCTGTCATACAGAGCTTGGAATGGTAGGGACAATGTAATTGCACCCTGGCCGGAAACATCAGGTTGACCACCATTATAAACGATCTTAGGGATGTCGAATTGGAGGGAGTTACCGGCAGCATCCGCTAGTGTAAACGTGAGACTTGATTCGGTCTCATTCAAGAATTTTTCAAGAAGAACTGAATTCTCAAAATATGCTGTCATGTTACCGGTCAAGTTTGAACGGCCAATTGTTGGGCGGATTGTTTCATCCGAACCAATAACATTACGAGGTGCTAGACCATTTTCCAAAGATAACGAGATCTCAGTAACAATACCAATTGCAATGCCACCCTCCGTGATTGTACCAGTGAAACTATCAAAAGGAGCCGTGGTGTCGGGAGTTCCATAAGTCGGTGTGCCGTAGGCTGTCATGTCCGAATTGATTTCCATGTTCTGACCAATGGAAGCAAACGAACCAGTTACGATCCCTGAAGCAGGTACCGACAAACTAAAGGTGTTAAGTTCAACACCTTTAAAAAGATGGAAAGGTTTATCACTAGCTGTCAGGTCGGTAAATTGACGTAGTAGACTGAAAGATCGACGAGTGACACCGGCTTTCAAAACATTCCCCGCCCAGGAACCCATAAAGGTGCCCTCTAACAAATCATCAAAAGAACTCGAAGATAACTCAAAACTTACATCACCCGCTACCGCACGAACACCATGTCGGAAGTCTCGGATCTGTCGGTCGGCATGTAGCTCTTCCGATTGAAAGGATTCTTTAGTGATTGCCAGGGTGGTGCCAGTATGGCGTACATCGGCAAACGATGGGTCAACCGCTGGTGTTACACCATAAGTTGTTTCCGGAACGAAGAATAGATTGTGACGAGATGAATCAGCCATGATATTTTTATTATTTTTAGATTAAAGCCCTGGGCAGATCAGCCCTGTATGTTATTGTTATAGATTTTCTAAACCAATTGTCAAACATTGTCCCTGAATTAACCCCGGTGTTCAAGACTAAAGCGGAACTAGTTCCAAAGGTCAAAGGTTTTCCCGCCGGGAACTGTTGCCTAAAAGCATCAATCCAAACATCCATGGCACCATCGCCGGAGTCCTGAGTAGTGTTTAGGTCAATTTGTACATACCCGGTTAGCCTATCATCTCCCCCCTGCCCAAGCGTGACAACAAATGGTTCTGTAGAAACAAATGTAAAGCCAGCCCACTGAGGCGAACCACTTGGGTCAAAGTCGCGGTTTTCCCATTTGATTTTATCACCAAACCCCAAACCATCTAAAGTGCTTTTTACCTCAGTTACAAAGGCTTTTCTGATATTTGATATGCTCATTACTTAAGTATTAAATATTAAGAAGTCCTAGCTTTCAACAACTGTGTTATCCTTGTGAAATTTTTCACAACCATCCCACCGGGGGCTTTTATCTTAGAGTGGCCAAGATACTCAATTTTGTAAGCATATGGGAGACTGTTTGTCATATACACCTCGACATCTTTACCAAGAGGTAGTGAAGATACCAATTTCCCAATATTATACGTGGCTTTGTTCCCGCCTGG